ATATAGTTTCTCAGCACGAAGGGTTTGTACTGGAATGTGATACATCTTTACAATCTTGGTATGTTCGTCATTCCAAAATACTTGATACGCACAATTACCATAGAGTTTCAAATCAAATGATACTCTTTTGGTTTCTTCTTGTGGAATAATTCTCTCAAATGGTTTTTGTAATTCAGGATTAGTAGTATATAATCCTTTACCGAATATCAAATCAGCTAGGTTATTTACTGAGGTTGCATTAGTAGTAGAATCGTTATATGCCATAACTACTGCATCCCAAAAATCATCTTGACCAAATACACCGAATGGAACCCATGCGTATCTTGTTTTAGTATCCTCTGTAACTTGTGGAATCATATTATCCGCAAGATTAACCACACTAAACTTATGGTCTCTTTTTATTGCATTTGTATTCATATTATGGAAGGATTATATATTCGTTTGTTGTCACATTTGATTTGTATGGATGAATTCCATTTTCTGGTAATGGTATTTGGTTTACATATTCAGGTTTATTTTCACTTTGTGAAACAAACGCTTGTATTGAACCATTCCAAATAGGTTCATCACTACCACTCAATACTATTGTTGCTCTATATTCATCACCAACTCTTGCTCCACTTATTGATGCAGTGAATGCTAAAATAGATTCATAAGAATCCAAACTTACACTTACTAATGAAGCAGTAAAGTTTTGTTGGGTAATCATATTTTGCAGATTTAGTATTACATTAGTTGATGTATTTGCATCAGTTCTAATTGTATAATCATTACTTGCTGATATAAAATATGTTAGCATTATCTCTTATTAGGTATTGTTTATAGTATAATAACAATCATTTACCTATAAATAGTAGAAACAAAAAAACCCCTTCCTTTCTACAGGTTGGGGTTTTTCTATAAAATACTAAATTATGAATTAACTATTAGTTCCGTACACTACTGTTGGTTGTGATGTCAATCCTGCAAAAGGATTAGTGGTAGTTGAACCAGATAAGAACGCTGCTGGTAATTGCTCTTGTCCAGTGAAGGTCAATGAGTAACCATAAAGGTCTCCCATTGCTGCACCAGTTTGAAGAGTTCCTGCAGTCATATCAGCACCTTCTCTTTCACCAACTAATAGGGCATCTCCATTCATTGTCCATACAACGATTTGTGGTCTACCATAAGCCAACAACTTCATTTGAGTTGTCATCTCGTTGGTTAACTTCTTCAAGTTCAAGAGTAATTCTTGAGAGAAGAAAGTTGTACCATTATCTCTTGATGTATTGACGGTTTCTGTATATGCAGAATTACCTTTTAATTCATAATAGTATACCGTTGATCCTGAAGGTAAAGCAGTTACTTCACCATTTCCGTTTTTTGTGAAAGAACCCGTAGTAAAGTTAAGGAAATATACACCGGCTAAACCACCGATACTATCCTTACATACTTCGTTTCTTCCAGCTGTTATGTTACATGCCATACTATTATATGTTTATTTAGTTAGTTAAAATTAATATGCTCCGTAGTAAACGATATCAGAACCGATACCGAACTGAATACCAGCAGTGTATCTCATGATGATTCGGTAGTTCTGAGAACCATCCAAATTAGCCATATCCAATACTCTTACTTCGTTGTGGTCAGATAACAAACCAGTACCGAAGAACAAGTTAGATTTCTGTGCAGCTACGATTTTAGAATCACTCATACCAGGGCAAAGAACGATTTCAATACCATTGAAGTTGAAAGGTTTTTCACCTACGTTCAATTGGTTGTTCCAACCATTTGCACCTACGGCTCCACCTGCCAATGCTTGCTGATATGCTTTACCAACTTGAGTACCAACATAGATTAAAAGGTCTTCCTTACCATAAACGGCAGCTGGAATAGTATCTACTACTGAATTCATTACTGACAATACGTTTGCAGAAGTTACAGAACCAGAGATGATTACTGAACCAGATTTAGCTGCTAATACAGCTCCAGAACCACCTGCTGCGATAGATGCAGAGAATGCAGTTTGGAATCCAAGGAATGAACCATTGGTTGCAGTACCTTGCCAGATAGATTGTTCAGTTGCCTGAGCTACTTGTCCAGCTACATAAGAGATTAAGTAATCATTGAATGATGCAGGGATTGTATCAAACGCAGAGAAACCTAACTGAAGAGATTCCCATGAGTCAACGAATTCTTGCTTACACAATTCAAGGTTTACTTGTAGTTCTTTTGGTTCCAAGATTCTCTCAGATAGAGCAACTGAACCAGAAGTTACGAAATCACAAGAAGCATCTTGTACGATTCCTGATACGTCAAGTTTCTGAATAACAGATTTATACTTCACGTTTGGTTTGATGGTTACTAACTTGTTATCCAAAGTCTTTGCAGATAACAATGCAGCTGCGATATACTCGCCAGCGAATTCACCTGCATAGGTGTTTTGAGTGAAAGTTGGTAACGCCAAGTTTTGTCTTTTTTTCATTTTGTAAAAAGTTTTGGGTTGTTAAATTATTTATTGTACAATCTCGCTAATACTCTCTCTTGTGAAGAAAGACCAGGAGTTGATTTCTTTTCATTTGTAAGAGAGAATTTCTTTACTTTAGCTTCGATAGGTGCTCCATCTAACTTTGGTAAATCTTCTTCTTCATCCTTTTCGATTTCGATTTCTACTTCGGCCATATCTTCTTCGATAGTAGGATCTTTATCTACTACTTCTTCTTTAACTTTCTCCATATCCATGATTTTCTTTTCCATCTCTTCAATGCGATAAGAAAGTTCTTCCATCATCTTAGCAATGTCCTTATCAGTACCAACCAATTTACCTTGGTCTACATCAGCAGGGATTCCATCACCAGTAGTTGGGATATCACCAGGAGCAGTTTCGTAAGTTTCCTCACTCATCTCTGTTGGCATTTCATTTGGTCCTGAAGCAGGAATATCTTTTGCTTCTTTGATTTCTAAATCAGCAAGTTCAACATTTTCTCTTTCTTTGATTACACCACCTTCGGTGATTACTTTGAATAGAGTTTCGTTTCCTTCTGAATCTCTTAGAGCCAATTCATGTTCTCCATCAGGAGCAGGAGATTTAGTACCATCTTCTGATAATACTTCTAAAGGTTCTCCAACATCAAAAGTTGGTGATTCTACGATGGTTCCATCTTTTAGTTTAGCGTATGTAAATTCTACCTCGTTAGAGGATAACATCATCACTAATTTCTTTAATACAGTCTTTGCGTTCATATTCTAAAATCTATTTTATATAATAACAATAATTGTTTTGTTTGTATTAGTTTTCTACTACTACCCAGCCTAAATGTAGTAATTTGTTTATTCGTTTTGTTTCGGTTGAATCAACTTCTATGATTTCAATACCGTTTGTTAGTTTTGTCATATCTTTATTTTAGTTTATTTGTGTCCAAGTGGCACCATTGTTGTAATATAAATTTGAACCAGATACTGCGAGTTGTCCTACTGCACCTGCTGGTAATGGGTCTTTTTGTGCGAGTTGTAATACATCACTAATACTAACTGAACCAGTCACCTCTGTGCTTCTTTTGAACTCTAAAGGAGGATTAGAACTTACATTTGGAGCAATCTTTAAGAAGGTTGTATATCCTCCTCCTCCATTATCATAATCCTTAAATAGAATACCATTTGTTGTAGTAGTTTCTAATACTAATTCTACATCTTGTGTGAATGCATTATCAAATACACCTACGGTAAAAGAAGCAGTTTGGGTTAAATTATCAGTAAAGATGTTTGATAAACTTGAACTCTGGTCGGTATATTGAGCTGAGAATAATGGGTAATCAAATCCTACTTTACCTAATTGATATAACCTTGGATTAGTAGTATTACCAAATGCTGTATTACTTATATTCGTAGAATTTCTATTAATAGTATTTGTAGCATCACTACTACTAATGATTAATTGTGGAACTTGTCCTGTGGTAGGACCAATAATTGATTGTTTACCTCGAACTACCAAATCAAAATTATCAGAACCCGATATGGTTAAAGAACCAGTAATTTCAGCTGGCACCTTAAAACTAACTCTGCCATCAGTATAAGTTCCTTGTGATTGAAACTCTATAACTTGCATTGGTGCACCAGTGGGACCAGTTGCTAATATACTTGGAGCAGTTCCTAATGTTGATATTACTCGCTGTGGAGTAGCACTTAGCATAATAACTTTATTTTGTCCTGCTCCACCACTATTATCACTATTATTTAATTGTGTAGAAAAAAGACGGCTTCCATTACTACCACTTACTACTCCTACGGTTGTAGAAGATATTGTTGTACTTACTGCCTCTGCAGAACCTGTAATAGTTTGTGTTGCAGTAAATATATTACTACCAGTTGTTGCTAATGATGATGTATCAATAGCAGTTCCAAAAGATGATGTTGCCACAAGAGTAGATACATCACCCACTCCACCTACCAATGCAAATCCTTCTTGTATTGATGCTGTTATTGTACCTTGTATATTCTGATTCCCAACGAAGGTATTAGAACCAGTGGTTGCTAAGTTTGGTGCAGATAATCCTTCTACTGTCACCGATGATGACTGATATGGGATTATTCTATCTACTTGTAATGTGCTCATATTTTTATATATTTTTTTGTTAAATTATCTTACTTGTGTGACTGTTGCAATTACTGATGGTACTGAAGGTATATTACCACTTGCTGCTTCTTGTAATAAAATAGTACTTGCATTTGTTGCTTGCCATACTATTTCAAAATAATCATTTGATACAGAATCAACAACATAATTCCATGCTGCAATTATTTCTTCATTATTTCCTAACTGAATATGACCTGCAGTTGCCGGTACATTAGTTCCGTTCTTTTTCAACCAAATGTATATATCATCTGCTCCACCACCTGCAACTATTTGTGCAGAGAATTGAATGTTGTATGTTCCACTATTAGCTATAGTTATTCTACTATTACTAACAATTGATACACCTTGTGATATATCAGTTACATCAAAATTCATTGATTGGGAAACATTTGCACTGCCTGATTGAGATACATTACTTTGGAATGCACCAACATTAAATTGTTTATTACTACCAACATATAAATCACCAGTGTATAATGATTCTGATACAAATGCAGAACCTGATACACCAAGGGTTTTAGCTGGACCAACACCTGAATCGTTAATAACCACTACATCAGCTACCATTGATACTTTTGGACTAAAGGCTGATGTAATTTTTCCTACATTTATTTGTCCAACTACAAAATTACCACCATCTAATGCAAAATTACCTTGTACTGCTACACTACCAGTAATTGAAACTCCACCAGGTGCAGGAGCACCAGCGAAGTTAGGAACTATAAGTTGTATTGCATTTGATGATGATAAAAATAATGAACCAGTTATAGTTTGGTTTCCAATAAATGTATTAGAACCAGTAGTTGCAAATGAACCAGTGTTTATGTTCGGTGCACTTCCACTTAACGCATATCGTAAATCATAAGATGCAGTTAATTGTGATGACCCACTTACTACACCACTCGGTAATACAGATGCAGTTATTTGACTCAATACTAAAAGATTACTATTACCTTCTACTACTATACTACCACTAACTGCAACAGGTCCTACCAACATAGCATTATTGCCAGTTGGTATAGTAAATCCATCTATGGTTTGTGGGTTTATATATACTTGTGATTTTACTGTCTCACTTACGGATAATGAACCAGTGATTACTGCAGAACCTGAGAATGGAAAACCATTACCAGTTCCACCACCACCCAAAGATGATGTAGGTACTGCTTGTGTTCTACCACTTGCATTACCAACTAAAACAAATCCTTGTTGTAGGGATGATGTAAATGTACCACTTACATCAAGTGCACCAGATAATATTGTATTACCTCTTATACTAACAAGACTTGATGATATTGCTACTTGTTGTCCTGTTTGAGTACCTCTTGTTTGTATATTGATGATACTACCATCACCTGATACACTACCATTTACCCCACTAATAAGGTTTATTGTATTGGGACTACCAGCAGTTGGGCCGCTGTTTATTGTCTCTATATTGAGAGTATTACTATCAGGACTTGATATTCTATTTGTACCTACACTACCAAATGATAATCTTGTAGCGTTCTGCATTGCAATTCCAACAGAACCATCTGGGGATGGATTAAAGTTTTTAAGTGCAGTTATAGTTTGTGTTGTATTTGTTGTCACGAATGAACCAGTCAATTGTGATGACCCAGAAACTATACCTGCTGGTATATTACTAATCTGTGGGTAGTTGATTTGTGATGAACCAGATACTACCCCACTTGGTAATGTACTACCACTCACATCAGGGATTACTACACCAAATGTAGAATTATCACCTTTTGTAAATGTTAAAGTATTACCACTAAATGATGCAGTAGTTAAAAGGGAGCCAGTATCAGTAGCAGAACCAGTAATGTTATTTATTCTACTATCAAAAGATGCAGAGTCTGCAGTATATGCTGTTTGATTGACAGTTGAGTCAATCATATTCTCATTAAATGTTCGTAGAGCACTTGGAGTAATCAATCCTGCATTGTTATTTGGGAATGATTGGTTATTATCTACTCTTAGAGCTTGTTTAGTTAATTCACTCATATCTCTTATTTATCCTTATTGGTTATCTAAAATTATATCAAATCCGCCTGAGTATCCATCATCAAATCCACCACCTTTGGTTCTATTTGGAGATTGAATTACCCCTATACCTTGCTCCATGAGTGCTCCATTGCAACATTTAACATGGTATATATCCTCGTGAAGACACAGACAACCTCTACGAGAGTTCTTTGGGGAAGATAAACCTTGTGTGGGTCCTATATAAACCCCACTAGCATTCTCTCTATTTACCGAGTATCGTAGGTTTCCATTTCGTGAATTACTCCACTTACTATTTGACCAGATTGCCATATATAAAAATCCTTTTAGATATATAACACCAATTGGGGTAAAAAGTGTAGATTACTTAATACCCCTCATAGCATCTTTGTGCATCATAGATTCTAATAGTGATTTGTCTGATTTATATGCTAAGAATAAAAGACATTGTTCTAATGGTAATTCAGTTACTTCATTAATTTTTTGTATGTCTCCATTTGCGAGTTCAAAGATTGACGTATAGCCTTTCCACTTTTTTCCAAAATTAATTTGATGTTGGGTGGAAGACCCGTCAGATTCGTAAATTTCAGGGTATAATTCAGCAAGTCCATTTGCAAATTGATAAAAAAAAACCATGCACCAAAATGTACATCCATTCCTACATCAAGGAATAACTCATCATCTAAGTGGCCTTGATAGGATGAAATCTCATATCTTTCTTTTTTCTTTCTTACTACTGGTCTATAAAGTATTGACATAATCTTAGCCCAGTTATTATCAATTCCTAATGTATCATATTTAGTTATATCTAAATACGCACCATAACTAATCTTGGATAGGTTTGGTTCAAATCCATATTCTATACCATCTATTGTGATTAGTCTTTGTAGTGGAACTTCCTGATTTAACATTAGGGAATCCAAACTTCTTTTAATCTTCTCGTGTGATTCATGTGTCATACTCAAAATCACATCCACATTAATACCACAAAGGTGGTGCATAGTATAATGGAATTGTGCCATAGGGTCATCCTCATGGTTTTGTAAATCTCTTTGTAATTCCAAATACTTTCTTAATGTTATATCTTTCCAACTATCGGGTAGATTAATGTTTATTTCTTGTCTCATATTAATTCATGTTTATATAACCAAATCCTGATTCTGCTATTCTTTCTTCCAATACTCTAATGTATTGATTTGCTCTTCGTAATTCTGCTTCTCGTTTCTTCACCATTGCATCCATTACGATTATTTTACTTCTTAACTCTTCATTCTCTTCTCGTAAGGATTGTGCGAACAGAATTAACTCTCGTAGTTCTTCTTCATCCCATGTTCTATCTTCTTTCATATTATCTTATACTGATTGAGTATTTTCCCTTGTGTTGTTGTTTGATTGATAACTTAGACATTGCCACATAGCGTAATGCATCAAGTGTATGGTCAAACCCATCTTGTGGTATATCAGTTACATAACCATATTTATCTGTCACATACTCGTACCCATACATCTCATTTATTATATTTTGTGAGCGTTTTGTTATATGTAGTTTATAGTTTTGTAATACACCTATACCAAACTTTCTACTATCAGGACCTTTTACTACTGCCCTTGCATTGAATCCTGAACGATATAGTTCTTCTATGTTTCTTGGTTCTGCACTATCACAAAAGATTTCATCCCTCTCTATACCGATTGTTTTTAATTTTTTTATCAGTTCTCCTATCGGTAGTTGTGATTCGTATATCACCTCATCTATATAAAGGTTATCACCATTCCTAAACACTGCAACCATTGCAAGTGGGTCATTCCATCCCCAGTCAAGACCAAACCCAACAAACTCTCCTTCTACATCATCAATAGTACTAAATTGGTATATTGCCTTATCATTTGCAGCATACTCACCTTTACCATATATAGTCCATTTCTTTGGATTGGTTCTTTCCAAATCCTCAATTGCTTTAACAATTTCTTTGGATAGATATGAATTATCCTTATAGGTTGTATTGAATCTCTCACAATTATCCATTGTTCTTAACCAATGAAATGGAGATATAGTGGGATTGTATGCAAGTATAATCTTACCAGTAGTTCTGATTGAGGTTTGAAAGTATGACTCTTCATCAATCTCACTGGCTTCATCTATAAAAAGTATATCTGATTTAACACCTCGTAGTTTCTCTGGGTCATCAGTATTCAGGAATAGTATTGTAGTACCACTATCAAACTTATAGGTTCTATCTGATGTATTAAATGCATCTTCGGAGTAGATACCGATATGTGTGAGGATGTCTTTGAAATCCTTCATTACCGTTCGTTTTAAGGAGGGTACTGTTTTACGCACTACGGTTATATCTAATTTACTTTGTAATCCTTCTAGGATAAGATATTGTAGTATAGCATAAGTTTTACCACTACGAGTACCACCGATGTGATGAGTGATTCTTTGTTTTGCATCTAATAGATGTTCAAAAGTA